TATACATACACGATTTATTTAAAAATCCGCGTTTTTTTGGATTAAAGGTTTTTAAAAGACCTGATAAACAAGAAAAAACGCTTAAAAACGTACAAAAGTTCGTAAAAACCTAAGAGGGGTTTGCAATATGGCACAAAACAAAAAGACATTGGAGCAGCAAGCAGCCGAAATCATGCGATTGGCTGAAGATAGCGGCGTACAATCGAATTATTTCTTTATTACGACGTTCAAACGCTACCAAGTGCAGCTATCTATACTTGATGACCTGGAAAAGACTATTAAAGAAGATGGTACGACAGTTACTAAAGAGTATGTCAAGGGGCGCGGCAACGTGTACAGTCATCCCGCTATTTCGGAATTCAACCGTACAACCGATAGCGCTAACAAGACCGTTGCAACGCTAATCAGAATCATAAAGAATTTCGGAATGAATGACGGCAAGACCGATCATGACCCGCTAATTGACATTATCAACGGTGGCGATGATGAAGAATAGCAAAAGCGCTAAAAATTGCAAGGCTTATCAGTTTTGCAAGGCAAACATTGATAAGGAAACAACGCCAAAGTACGTTAAATTGCAAATGCGCGAATTCATTGAGATATGCGAAGGCGAAAACACCAAATACCGTATTTCCATGGCAAAGCTAAATCAGATGGAAAACATTTTAAAGCTGCTCATAATGCCTAAAGGCTTGAAAGCTGGTCAAACGCTCTACGATTGCACTATGGGCTACCAATGGCTTTTCTACACGGCCATTCTTTGCACGGTATATTACGACAATCATAGAAAGCGGCGTTACGAAACTGGCATTCTTGAAATCTGTAGGAAGAATTTCAAAACGTACACCATTTCAACGATTTTCATAATACTTTTTCTAACCGAACCTAAATTTTCCGAGTTTTTCAGCGTTGCACCTGATGGCGCTTTGTCACGCGAAATCAAAAGCGCCTTGGAGAAAACTATTAAAAGTTCGCCATTTGTCTACAAGGAGCCTAACGGCGATTTGCGTTTCAAGCTGCTACGTGATTACTCGCTATTTAAGGCCAAAGAGACGAAATACACGCCATTGGCTTACTCTACATCCGATATGGATGGTAAATTACCCAATGCGTTCATTGCCGATGAAGTAGGGGCGTTGCCTATCAACTACCCAATTGAAGCGATGAGATCAGGGCAGTTAAACATACTCAATAAATTGGGCTTTATCATCAGCACGAAATACCCAACCATAGATAACCCGTTTGAGGATGAAGTTAAATACGCTAAACAGGTTCTAGACGGCGTGCAGCATGACGAAACGGTGTTTTCGCTGCTTTACGAGCCTGATAAAACAAAGGATTGGGAAACCGACGATCTTGTTATGCTGCAAGCTAACCCTGTTGCGCTCGAAATCCCCGAAATCTGGGAGGATTTGAAGAAAAAACGCGCTAGGGCTATCGCGGTGGAAAGCGCAAGGGAGAATTTCGTAACGAAGCATTGCAACATCATCTATCAAGGCGCTGGAACTGAAACGTACATTGACGTTAAGGACGTGCAAGCTTGCAAGGTTGCTAACATCGATTGGGCGGGGCGCGTCGTTTACCTGGGGCTAGACCTTTCGGAATCGAACGACAACACTAGCGTTTCTATGGTTGCCGTTGATGACGATAACCGAATATTAGCGGATTCTTTCGCATTCATACCAGAGGGGCGCATTGATGAAAAGACGGCATCGGAAAAAGTTAACTATTTCGAGCTGCTTAAAACAAAAAAGGTCATAGCTTGCGGCGATAAGGTCATAGATTATGCCGTCGTTGAATATTTCGTGTTGGACATTGAAAAAATTTACGGCGTAACGGTTGCCGCTATTGGCTATGATCGTTGGAACGCGCTTTCAAGCGCTCAGAAACTAGAAAGGGCGGGGCATAATTGCGTTGAAATACGCCAACATTCGAGCGTATTACACCCGCCGACAAAACTATTACGTGAAAAAATTCTATCGGGTGAATTCGAGTACACAGAAAACAGGCTACTTGAAATAAACTTTCAAAATGCAAGATGCGTGTACGATACGAACAAAAACCAGTACGTGAACAAGAAGAAATCAAAGGGCAAAGTTGACATGGTTGTATCGTTGATCAATGCGGTATACTTGCTGCAACAAGATTACTTCTTAAACCAAAGCGATTTCACCATACAGGTTATCTAAGGGGGTGAAAAGATGGGAAAGTTATCCGATTGGCTATTCATGCGGGGCGAATATGCGCCACAGGTGCGCGAAGAAACGCAAGCGGTTACACAGAACACGGCGGGACAGGTTTACAATAACACTGTTGACGATGTGCTATTGCAGGCCATTCTAAGCGGTGAAGCTATCGATCGCGAAAAAGCGATGATGATTCCCGCTGTTAGCGGGGCGGTAGACTTCATTTCCAATGCGGTTGCATCAATGCCCGTGAAACTCTACAAGTACAAAAACGGCAAGGTAGAGGAACAGGAAAAGGACACCCGCCAACGGCTTTTGAACGGCGATACTGGGGACACGCTAGACGCTTTTCAGATGAAAAAGGCTATGGTTGAAGATTATCTATTGGGCAAGGGCGGTTACTGCTACATAGAGCGTAATAGAAACGACGTTGTAGCTTTGCGTTACGTTGAGGAAATTTTCGTCATGGTCGTTAAGAACTTCCAGCCCATTTACAAGGATTTCATTATCTTAGTTTTGGGTGAAGAATACAAGCCCTGGGATTTCGTCAAGTTGCTACGCAACACCAAAGACGGCGCTAGCGGCGTTGGGCTTACTTTGGAGGTTGGCAAGGCGCTTGAAACCGCTTATAACACGATGCTTTACCAATTGAACCTGGTTTCGACGGGCGGCAACAAGAAAGGATTTCTCAAATCACAGCGCAAGTTGGGACAAGAGGAAATCAACTTGTTAAAGCAGGCATGGAATAACCTTTATTCGAGCAGCACGGAGAACGTCGTAGTTCTTAACAACGGTCTTGAATTCCAGGAAGCATCAAACACTAGCGTAGAAATGCAGCTAAACGAGTCTAAAAAGACTTTCATGGACGAGATCAACAAGATTTTTCACATTTACCCTGATGATTTCGACAGAACTTTCAAAGAAGCAATTTACCCGATTATCAAGGCGTTTGAAACGGCGCTTAACCGTGATTTGCTGCTTGAAAACGAAAAGAAATACATGTTCTTTGAGTTTGACCCTAAAGAAATCTTGCGGATGAACCAAAAAGAGCGTTTCGAATCGTACAAGATTGCTAAGGAAACGGGTTTTGCAACGCTAAACGAGATAAGGCGTTGGGAAAACATGGAATACATCGAAGGTTTGGACGTTGTTAACGTTGGATTGGGCGCGGTGCTCTACGATACCAACACCCATGAATACTACACGCCTAACACCGACACGAAAGCCCTTATGGGAACGCAAAACATGCTAGAGGGTCACGTGTTGGCGCAGGAATTCGACGCAAGCGGCAACAGCGCGGACGGCTAAGGGGGTGATAATATGCGAGTGAGAATCACAGACGATAGCGTAGAGATCGAAGGTTACGTTAACGCCATTGAGCGCAAGAGCAAACCGCTAATGTCCCGTATCGGTAGATTTGTAGAGCGCATTTGCAAGGGCGCTTTCAAGCGTGCGATTGAGCGCAACAGCGATGTTAGGCTTTTGCTCAATCACGATTGGGGGCGCGATTTGGGCGGCACGGGCGATGGTAGCTTGGAGCTGGTAGAGGATTCCATAGGACTAAAGGCCAGGGCTACCGTAACCGATAAAGACGTTATCGAAAAGGCGCGTAAAGGCGATTTGGTGGGCTGGTCTTTCGGTTTCACTGACGTTGACGTAGACACGCACGACGAAAACGGCGTTACCACCCGTGACGTTAAAGATTTGGACTTGTACGAGGTTTCCATCTTAGACCGTTCGAAGCAGCCTGCTTACGACGGTACTTTGGTTGCTGTTCGTTCTGATGACGTTGCAATCTATCACGGCGAAACGCTGGAAGATACAACGGAATCGGTGGAAATAGGCGGCGTGCAAGAAACCATCGAAGAACGCGCAGAGGAACAAGAAGAACCAGAGGAAAAAGAAGTAGATTACAGCGAGTACGAAAACATGATTAACGAGATGAAGGGAGAATGAAAAATGACTAAGGCACTTGAGGAAAAGAAGAACGATCTTATCACACGCGCTGAAAGCGTGCTGAATGCTGCTAAGGCAGAAAAGCGCGAACTTACCGAGGATGAAGCGGCAGAACTTGCGGAAATCCGCGATAACGTCCGTAAGATCATCGAGACTTTGCAGCTTGACGATGATTTCCGTAAGTTGGGCGGCATGGAGAAGAAACCAGAAGGGGGAGAGGTTGAAGTGACCGAGGAAGAGAAGAAAAAGACCGTAGAGGAACAGGAAACCCGCGCTTTCGAAGCGTACATTAGGGGCGTTGCGCTCAACGAACGTGCAGCGGGTGACGGCGCTTTGACCATGTTGGGCGGCAACGCGCTTATTCCTACCACGATTCTTAACAAGATCATCAAGAGGGTTTACGAGATTTGCCCGATTCTCGAACGTTCGAGCAAATACAATGTCAAGGGCAATCTTGATATTCCGTATTACGGCGAAGATTCCACAAATGCCGTTATGGTTGATTACCAGCAGGAATTTGTAGAGCTGACATCTAACGTTGGTACTTTTACCAGTATTCAGCTCACGGGATACCTTGCGGGTGCGCTCA